AGCTTGACAATACTAGAAGTAGTAGCGTTAATGCTGTCAAGACTATCATCCGTTTCCACAAGGACGCAAGATGAGAACTGTCTTTGAGGGGTGCGAACGCCAGCCATAACTGGAGTAGGAAGAGAGATATCAAAAGTACTAATAGCATCATAATACTCCTTTACCCACTTTAATCTAGTATCTTTAGGGTAGTTAGCGAACAAAGTCATAGCAATTAACATGTACGCCATTTGTGGGGTTTCATATATTTTTTTCGTAACCCTATTTTGTACTAAATACTTACCCCTAAACTGCTCCATAGCAGCGTAAGTTAGAGTATCATCTCGTTGATGTTTTATATAGTTATTTAGTTTGTTGAATTCAGACCTAGTGTAAACCTTTATAAGGTTTTTATCATAAAAACCTGCATCTATATTTTTAGTTACTAATTCTAAAAGACTACATGGATTAAACTGCCCATAAACCATCTTCCTCAAGTGATAATTAATTAATCTACCTGCTACCCATTGATAGTTAGGAGTTTGCTCAGTGATAAGATCAGCGGCAGCTTTAATAAGAGTTTCTTGAATCTCGGTAGAACTCATTCCATCATAAAACTGAACTTTACTTTGTATCTCTACTTCACTTGGGCTTACCCCTGCAATATCCTCACACGCAAAAAATACTACTTTGTGTAGTTTATCAATGTTAAGAGGCTCCGAAGAGCCATTACGTTTTATAATGTTTATCATGTTCCACTCGCTTAAATTATGTTACTAATATTATTTGTTTTGGTAATCTCTACTTTTGGTATTAAAGGATGACTATAATCATGACTTATTAAGAATACGTTTAATCCTATTTCTTCAGATAAAACTTCAAAAAGTTTTTCTTTACCAGAATCATCTAAAACTCCAGTTATCTCATCTAAAAACAATAAATTAATTTGTTTTCCGCCAATTTTAGAAAGAGTAGCCCGAACAGCTAAAAGAACACTGGTTTGAACTCGACTAAATTCTCCACCAGATAATGATTCAATTGTAACTTCATGTCCATTATTGATAATAATGACATTAAGTTTTTCTCCTGTTAATCTAAACACAACAGAAAATTGACCATCAGAAAGAACAGATAAGTACTTGTTGATAGTATTTTCCAAGTCTTTAGCAACATTTTCTAACTTAAAAGCGACAATGCCAGAAGATGAAAAGGCTTTCTTCAAAATTTGTAAATTATTTTGCTTATTTTGTAGTACAACTATAGCACTTTTTAACACTTTTTGTCGAGATAAAAATTTTTCTTTTTCCTCACTCAACATGTCAATTTTTGTATTATGTAACCGTACTTCTTCATTTGTTTTCTCAGCATCCTCTTTTTTAGATGTTTGAGTACTCCATTCTTTTTTAACATTTACTAGCTCTTTTTGTATTTCTGTTTTATTAGGTACTAAAACACTTAAAGAAGTGTCAATAAGGTTAGATAAACTTTCAAATTTTTCAATCAATTTTTGATTAGCTTCGTATAATTTAAGATCTTTTAAATACTCATCATTCTCTTCTTTGAGTGTTAAATACTTTTCTTTGAACACACTATACTTATTTTTTTCTTTTGTAATAGTTTCTTCTAGTGCAATTTTTAGTGATAAGCTTTGAGAATTATCTAGGGTCTGTCCACAAGCATAACAATTTTCACTTAAATCAAGTTGTTTAATCTTACTTTCAGTTTCTTGTACTACTCTTTTGGCGTTATTAGCTCCGTCTCTAGCATTACTTATTTCTTCTGTCAAAAGAGGGTCTGTTGGTCTAATCATACTCATATCAAAAGATAGAGAATCTCTTTCTCTAATATACATATTATTTTTATCTATAGACTTAATGTCTTTATCTAGATTTTGTAATTGTGCTTCTAAATCTATAACATTTGTATTTAAATGTTTGTCTACATCTGGAACTTCTACAAAGTCTCTTTTTTCTTTTATCACAACAGACTCTAAATAGTCTTCTACGGTATTTAGTTCTCCCCGTTTAGTAGCTAGTTCTTTATCTAAATCATTAGAGATTCTTTTAATTTTTTCTCCAATATCAATATACTTTTCAAAGTTAAACAGATTGATAAGAAACTTTTTCCTATTAGCATCTGTGGCTTTTAAAAAATCAAGTAAATCTGTTGAGCTTTGATATGTTAGCTGGGAAAATATTTCAAAACTCATACCTAAGTCTTCGTGTAGTTTTTTATAAGTGTCTAATACTTTATGCTCAGATATATCTAATTCATTTTTCTTTAATACTACTTTTGTTTGGGCTCCTGACCTTTTTACTTCTATATAGTAATTATCTTTTTCAATACTAAACGTTAAATTTGCATCCCAACTTTTGCTTTTGACATATTTATTTAATATGTCTCCTTTTTTTATACCTTTTATGTTTTTGTTAAAAAGTATTTCTTGAAGAATAAGTGCTATGCTAGACTTACCGCTGCCATTAGGAGCAGATAATTGAGTAATCTTCTCATTAGAAAGATCTATAGATATATTTTCCCCATAGCTGTACATATTACTAAAATTTAAATTTTTTAGTTTTATGCTCATTACCACATTACCTCATGATAAGAGGAGTGTGTACTATTGCTAGTATTTTCTACATCTAATATAAATTTATGTAAGATTGGTCTTGTATAAGTTAATAACTCAACATTTATACTTACTCTAGGCTCTTCAGAAAACATTTGAGGGTTTGGTTTATGGATCATCCACCCAGGGAATAAATATAAATGTCCCTGTTTTACTTGCACTTCCTTTTCCTCCGCAAAACTAGTGAGCACCGATAATGTTCCAGTGTAATCAGGAACATTAGGGTAGTATACTCCATTTATACTAGCAGTTGTAACGTGGCTATGCCATTGTGATACATTTCTGTCTTTATTTTGTACATAAGCCCAACACTCTCCTTCTTTAACATCCTCATTAACAGGACTTAAATTATAGAAGCTGGAATCACATAGTCTAACAAATATTCTCCATAATTTATCTAACTCAGGAATATTGTCTAAATGAACATTATACCCTCTACCAGCGCTTTTGCTTTCTTTTAAGTTAAATTGATCTACTGCATGTTTAGTTATTATTCTTTCGCAGTCTTTTAATTGAGGTAAAGGAATCTCAAATAAATATGGTTTAATAATTGCTTTCATTTTAATCCTAATCCTTTGTACTCATCTAGTACTGACTCTTTATTATCTACTTTTAAGTAGATTAGATAGTCTTTTAATTCCTCTAAAATAGACTTGTTTCTTAAGTCTAGCTTAGAGTTTTCTGAAGGGGCCGTTGCTATTTTTTTATCTATTAAATCAGAATTTTCAATTTTACTGACTTCATCAATAGACCCTACAACTTCATAAATAACATGATTAAAATCATGAGATACTATCTCATCATTTGTTGTGATTGTTTTTCTTAATAATTTAGGTAATTTTAAATCAATAAACTCTCTAGAGTAGTTTTTATGGTCAATATATGTAAATACATCTACTCCATATTTTCTAGAGTCTTCTCTATCAAAGTGAGTATTTAATGGGGATCCTGGGTAATATGCATTAAAATCTTTATACTTGTGGTTAAAGTGTAAATCTCCTAAAATTATTAGCTCCCATTGTCTAATTTTTTCAAAATCAAACTCAGGAGTTACATGAGGAGGTACTTCTCCTCTTATATGTGTTACTAATAAATCTCCTTCAACGTACTCAGGTATTTTATCAATTTGCATCTCTCCATACGGAAAAAACTGCATACTAGGTAGACCTTTACCTTCTACTCTTTTATTTTTAGTGAATAGACTTACTAAGGGATTAGTAATAACTGCTTCTGCATTAAAATACTCTAAGAAAGTTTCTCCTTTCTTAGTCGCTTCATGATTACCAGGGATAATAAATGTCGGAATAGTAACTGAATTAACATAAGATAAGAATAAACATATTTCATCAGGTTCTGGTTTTTTGTCGAACACATCTCCTGCAATAATATGTATATCGCAAGAAGCTTCAAGCTCATGTAATTTTTTAAACATAAGCTTGAAACGATTCTCTTGCCATTTATAAGGCACTTTCTTTTTGTGTAAAAGTATGTGCCAATCAGCACTAGACAGTATTTTAAGGGCCATAGTTAAATATTTTATTTAGATTCCCTTGGAATGTAAAAGCACCAACATGATTAAGTTTAGTGTTAGGATCTACCCAAATACTACCTCCTAAAGACTGCCACCTTCTACAGAAAGTATAATCTTCTGAAAGATATCTATTATCAATAGGATCATGAATAGTATCAAATAAAGAATAACAATATTTATTGTACTTTGGATCGATAGAGCTATCATTTTTATAATGTAGTTCTGGATATGACTCCATCATTGTTTTGATAACTTCTTTTTTGATTAAGAAGAATCCAGTTGAGGCATCTAGCACTTCTACAGCACCATCTCTAGACTTTACTTTTTTAGTGGCTTTATCCTCAAATTTCAAATTGATAGCGTACTCAGCTCCTGCTGGAGCAGGATCTGTTTCTCCTGCTTGAACAGCTTTTGCAACCCCATTCCAATCCACTGTTTTCTTTGGATAAGCAGCAGCAGTAATATTTTTATTCATTGCTAGCATTCTTAACACAGACTCAGCGTCAAATTCAATATCAGCATCGATAAACATCATATGTGTTGCAGATTCATCTGCCATAAACATCGCAGTTAAAATATTACGTGCTCTAGTTACCAATGATTCATTACGTAGGGTAGTAATTCTAAAATTGATACCGTTTTGAATCATGGTTTGGGATAGTCTAAACATACTTAAAAAGTATTGATCTGTAACTACTCCACCATAACAAGGTGTAGCAAAAAATACATTCATTTTTCTAAGCTCTTCAGACTGAAGCTTTACCTGATTATCTGCTACTTGCTCAAAAAATGGACTTCCGTCTTCTGGTAAAGTAGGAATGTATTCAGGAGCAGATACTGATTTTGGAATAGATATATTATTAGCTCTTTCTACTCCCTCAGCAGGATCTTGATCATTTGTTGTTGTATCAGAAATGTTAGGTTCTGATGTTTCTGCGTATTCGGAAAGTTTTTTCTTGGACATTAGATGTCTTCCATTGTTTCTGATTCATCGACTCTTAAATCTCCCACAACTGTTTCTGAGAAATAAGCAGTATTTCTTAGTAGAAATTCTTTTTGCTCTTCATAACTTTGTCTCTTAAATAGCCTCTCAAGATCATAAAGTTCTAAACCTTTTTCTTCTTCAGTTAAAGGGACTGTTCTTCTAGAAGGGATGCAGGTGTATTTTACATTCATTACCTGGGGTCCGGTCTTTTCTCTTTTGATAGTAATATCATAACCACTTTCTCCATCAGAAGGGTTACCATATTCTGGATTCATAGCATAATCTAATACTTGACGGTACACAGTGGGTTTCAGATCAAATAGTTTAATCTGATTATCTTTACGATCAATAGCATTGCATACATATGAGAATATTGGTTTATCACCGTAGATAGCAGGATCAATTTCTTTTACAGGGTCTATACCAGGTGCTTCTGAAAAAGTTTCGTTGTCCCGATTAAAGCTAAGACACTCGATAGGAATACGCTTACCATCGTTATTGATAACCCAGTATACATATCTAGGCATAACATTTCCGACTAGTCTGATTTTATTATCACCATCGCTTAGACGTACTCTTTCGATTGTGCGGTTTTGTCCGGAGTTTCCTCCTTGTTGTTGTTTTAGGTCTGTCCATTGTAAGGCCATATTATTTCTCCAATATAAAAGTTAGTATCCGATCAGAATGTTTGACTAATGGATTGTTCCAATACTTGTTTTCTACATAGTACTCAGGAATAAATCGATTTTTATTATGTAAACTTCTCTGACCTAGGATATATAGATAGTCACTTTTAGCTTCAGCAGATATTTTTAAATGTAACCAACTAGGATTATTCATATAACACTGAGGCTCATTAATTCTAAAATTAGAAACTATCTTATTCTTGTACTTTTTGAGATATCCTCTAATAAACAAAAATTCAGGTACTCCACTAATATGTAGTTTGTTTTTTAAATGAGGAAAGCTGGTAGATATAATTTTATTATACCCAACACTTAAAGCCTTTC